CTCTGTTTGGCCTGAGTGGATGCAGCTGTCTTCACAGCTTCCCCTAGGAATTGAGCAAAAGACTTCACAAATACTAAGCTTTTATCATTTTTATTTATCTGATTTAGGAAGGTAAGCTCCCAGACCACCAATTACATAGAACTTTAATTCCTTAATTTTAAACTCACCATTGATTTCACTTACCCTTTTCTTAAATCTAAATCCAAATAGTTCCTTCTTTAAACCAGTACCATTCATAAAGAACTTTCTGTTGTCACCAGCATTGCGAAGATCAATAGAAGTACATCTCTGTTCTAACTCATTGATATATTCTGGAGTAGATTCTTTAATCTTAGTCTTATCAACATCAACAATGTCTGCAAGATCCTCACCAAAAGCAACGTCCCTAAAGAGTTTGAATGTTGCTTTCTTAAAAAGTGTGGGATTACCAGATGCAGCTTTATCTAAAGATGTCATTGTCTCTTTATATAACTCTCCAATCAATTTAGCCTTCTCCTTCTTCTGGTACTGTGTTCTTGCATTCTTTAATGTATCACCAAGAGTAGTTCTATACTTATCTTCATTGGGCAGAACAGCACCGAACCTTGAAATAACATCAATCATTCCATTGTAAGGACTAAGGTTTGCAAGAGTTGAACTACCAGATTTCATTGAGAAACTCATAGGTTCATTAAGAACTTGCTGACCATTCATAGTAGCATTAACCATGATGTCTCCCTTTATAAGACCACCACTAGATTCTCCAGCAATACCATCTGCTGTTATATCAACTACAACCTTATCAACCTGATTGTTCTTCAACCAATTATTCTTTACATTCTGTATCTTTCTGGCATAATTGGTATTCAGAGTAGTAACAATCTGTTGTATTTTCCTATCCAAATTTCCAATATCACCACTCTTCTCATATAGTAATTGCCAATTAGGACCGTAAGCAGTTTGTACAGATCCATGTTTCAACCTCATAGTAATATTAACAGTTACATCATCAGGATCCTTTCCATCCTTAAACTTTTTAAACATATATTTAAAAGCTTGAGTCTGGAATAACTTACTATCAATCTTACCCCTAACTGAATTAATGTGAGACTTATGAGCCTTGTTATTCGCAAAGATATCTGCTAATCCAATGGAGAAGATACCCTCCATTACATCACCTTCGTTTAACTTAGCCATAAAAATAACTCCCTCTACAGGAGTTATTTATTTTTACCACCTTTGATTAAAGTCATCTGAGCATTATTAAGTCTCATCCTTTTCTTATAAGCAAGGATACTAACATGTTCCAAGACCTTCAAAACATCAGCAGTGGTTGCACTTTTAGGTAATCTAGATCTGATAAAATCATACTTGGGAAAGAATTCATCGGCTGCATCGGTAAGTTCTTCAATAGTTAATGGTTTATCAAACATCATCATAGATCATTTTCCGCTCTATTCTCTGAATAAAATATATCAAAACTACCAGAAGGATATCGTTTCTCCAACTTCTTAACATTACCCCTAACAACATCTTCAAAGGATACTCCCAGTGCCATACATGCTTGTGCTACGTACCACATAACATCACCCAACTCAATAATAAGATGCTCTCGGTTTGCGTCGTTCCAAGGCTTTCCCTGAAATACCATCTTCTTAACGATCTCAAGAAACTCACCAGACTCAGCAGCAAGCCCAACGCCAGCAGTGGTAAGACGTTCAATATTGGCACCTTCTCCGTCAAGTTCAACCAAGCGGTCAGCAAGAGCGACAAAATCTTTACTACTATCGGATGTGACAGCATCGACAAACTTCTCGTATTGTTCAAAGTCTACAGTCATAATTAAAAATTCAATCCAGCAAATTTACTTTTCTTTGTTTCCTTGTCATCATTATACTCCTCAACTTGGCCACTGTCAACAATGTCATCCTGAGCACTCTGCTCACAATCATATAATCTCATCTTTGCACGATCAATTCCTATAACAAATCTCTTATTAACTGTAGGATCATTATATCTATTCTTTAATTGTTTTACCATAATCTGATTCAACCCCTCCAATTCCTCAGTAGATATAAGAGCAAACATAAGATCAGCGGTAGCTGGAAGCCCAAAAGACTCGGAGGTATCTGTAAGATCAACGTCACTACTACCAAAACCAGAACGAGTAGTCTGAGTAGCACTGACAATCGGTACTTTAGACTCCACCGCAAGACCTCGTAATTCCTCCGCAATAGCTTTGATATACGAGTACGAATTGACATTACTGTTAGCTCTATATCTTGAGGATGCACATATATTTAAGTAATCAATGAAGATTATATCAGGCCTGAAGGATTTCTTCAGTGCAAGTTCATTTAATAATGTCTTAAAGTGTCCTACATGTGCAGATGCAGTAGGGTATTCTTTAATAATCAATTGACCTTGTGTCTTCTTTGCAAGAGATTCAATCTTCTTATCGAACATCATTCGAGGAAGATCTGTCAATTGTTGAACAGGTATGTTTAATAGATTAGCATCCACTCTCTCAGCAATCTTTTCCTCAGCCATCTCAAGCGTGATGTATAGTACGTTCTTTCCTTGTAGAAGAACTGAAGATGCGAAGTGACACATAAACAAAGACTTACCAACACCAGTGCCAGCGAGAGCAATGTTAAGTGTCTTATTCGGAATCCCACCCTTCGTAATCTTGTTGAAAAATTCCAAATCAAATTCGACCCTATCCTCTTTTGTGTGATAGAAATCGAATCTCTCTGAGAAGTCTGCAAGGTAATCATGACCAACATGGTTATCAAATCCTACTGCCAATGCATCTGACAAGATAGAAGGAATAGCATCAACACCTTTCTTTATATCATGTCCATCTGCAATAGAAATACTTTCAACTAATGCCAAATATATTGCACGTTCCTTACACCACTTCTCTGTAGTATCAACAAGCCAATCATCTGAAGTAACAGAAGTATCTAAGTCCTTAAGATAAGTTGTAATACTTTTATAAGTCTCATCATTAATATCCTTTCTCTTCTCACACTCAATTGATATGATCTCCTGTGTAGGACACCTATCATACTGAACTATGAACTTGGCAGTCTCTTCAAATATTACTCTCTCATGTGTATTATCAAAATAATCAGGACGTATAAAGGGCAGAACCTTCCTATTATATTCCTCATTAAGAATGAGGTTCCTCAGTACCGTATTCTCAACAGATTCCATCAACTATAGTGTAGGTAAGTGCTCATAATGTATTTTGGTTCCCCCTCCTTGACTGGTAATCCTCTATGAGGGTACTGCCATGTAGGTGGGAATAATAGTACTGTACCAGTTTTTGGTTGTACTGTCAATTTATTGTAAGGAAAATCAGTTTCTCCTCCAAAGAAATCATCATTAAGATACGTTAAAAAAGCAAGGTATCTCTTTGCTGACATGTGATCTTGAACATCAACATGAATATCAAATCTATCATCTGTAGAAGGTTCATATCTTTTGATACGTATCTCCTCAAAGAAAATTTTATCAGGGAACCACTCAGTAAATTCTGGCAGATCTTTCTTATATTCCTTTACTACTTCTAAAAACTTATAACACAATACCTGTACAAACTTACCATACTTACCCTCTGCATTAACATTAACCTGAGTAAAGTTTGGTACTCCAGAATTCTCTATCTTCATCTTATGTGATGAAGATTCAAACATTCCTATTAAAGTTTTACAAGTATTCTCATCAAAGACTTCAGTAGTCTTGATGAATCTATCCATAGCTAAAGGTTGTTCTTGCTGTCTCTTCCAACCTTGCCATAACATCGTCCGTAAAGTATTCCTCTGGGGCCGCCATGATTTGTTTTCCGTAGACTTTTTTTCCATTGATTTCATAGCGGCCTGCTTTGTTTTCCCAAAGTCCTCCAATCTCTCCTAACTCAAGGAGACCATAGTACCTATCAAGACCACGTTCATCATAGTAAAGACGTATCTCTACTTGTTGATTTTCTTTAGAGAGTCTCGACTTATGCGTCTTAGCTTTAATAATGTTTCCAACAACCTCTTTCTGATCCTTTTCCTTTTTTTTGCTGAGATAAATGATCGTACTTGCGGCATATTTGAGACCAGAGCCGCCTCCCATTTCTTTAGTAGGGACATAAGATCCAATGACATCGTAGGTATGGTTTGTTACTATAAGTGGAATGTTTGCTTGACCAAGCTTTAATGTAAGCATCCTAAAGGCACCCTTCACAAGTTGGGATTTGGTCATGTCCCTAACCTGTTTATCATTTAAGGCATCATTAATTTCTTTCTCTGTCGAGAGCATACCCAATGAGTCTAACACAAACATAACTGGTTTGCGTTCTTCTTCACCCTTCTTTAAATATATATCTACTGCTTTAAGTGCCTTACTACGAAATTCTTCAATAGTTACAACATTTACTACAACTAACCGTGAAGTATCGACTCCACGAGAATCCAAAAGTCCCTTAGTAACTGCGGCTTCAGTATCGAAATAGAGGCAATAACCATCAGGATTAGTATCGAGGAAGTTTTTAACCACAGCGAGGGAGAAAAAAGTTTTGCCAGTACTAGACTCACCAGCAATGGCAGTAATCTTATTAGCAGAAACACCGCCAAAAAGGGAACCGCTAACCAATCCATTAAAGATGAACGAACCTGTGTCGACGAATCGTTCTTGTCCGTCGATGTCTGCTGCGAGTTTGGTGTAGTCATCTCCAATTTCTTTTACTATTTCTTTTAGAAAATCCATTAAATCACCATTCCTCTTTCACGTAAAATTTTCTTATAAGGTCCATCAGGGTTTTCGTCCCTGACTTCTTTAACCAACTTCATCTTCTCATACAATGGTTCTACCAATGGTTCACCTCCGTTCTTACGAGACTTCCATAGTTGCCTCACAATAACTTCCAATTCCTTATCATCAATTGGTAGATCCATTTTAATATTATAAGTTAGATTTATTGAATTGTCAATGTTATTTAACAGTCCATAATACATTACCCGCTACAGATATCCTCTCTTTATCACATTCATAGAAAGGATAAACAGCATGCTTAAGAGCAGAAGGGAATACCACCATTTGGTTTTCCATATCTGGACTCATTTCAACAGGATACTCACAATGATGTCCAAGAATATTTGAATATGTAAAAATAAAAGTAGAAGCAGCAGGTATATTAGCGTTCTTAGCAATAGGAAGTTCGTGTTGATGCTTCCAATGAGTAGGGATCTTTAACCACAAGGCAAATGATAAAAAACCACTATGAGCATGAAGAGGATTGAACTCAGTTTCTTTTGAAAAATTAACCCACCACCGCATGAATGGAGTTACCTTAACACTATGATCAATATTTGGTAACCATATGCCAGGAACATTATCAACGATATGAGAAGTAAGTGGAAACATTACTTCATTCCAAAATGTACCTTTAGTATCATACATCTCTAAACTCTTAGAGATGTTACCTGCCAATTGATGATTCCAATTTACATCCTTGTCCTTAGCATCTTCAACACACTCCCAAACATAATCAACTATATGTTCTGGTAAAGTTGTTCTGAATAAAGGAGTATTAGGTAATACTACTGGAGACCAATCTACATCCATCAAATTCCCACAATCTTACGTTGTCTCTCAAAATAATTATGGAGTAACCATGAACTACTGTTCAACTTATCTGTTCCACCAATACCAAATTCAAATTCTACTCTTGGATCATCCTTAAATCTTTCTAGTTCTGGAATATTACCACTTGTTCTGTCACCACCATTGGCAAACACTACACTGTTTGCAATCTCTAGACACCTTTCAATAGCGAGACACGCAGAACCATCTTCATCTGAAGTATCCTCAACTGTAATAACAGCATCTACCATATCAAGATGACGAATGATCTCGACACGTTCCTTCCATGACATGAAGTACTGTCCTTTCTTTCTAGTAAGCCACTCTTCTGTATTGACACCAACTACAAGATAATTGGTTAGGTCTCTTGCTCTCTCAAACAAAGCAATGTGACCACTATGAAGTGGATCAAATCCACCAGTAACTAAACTAACTATTCTTTTTTTACTCATCAAAGTCCCCCTGGCGAGCTACATACACCTTCACATAATTATACACCCTTTCTAGATCTTTTGCAAACCAATTTGCAGGATCCCGTGTTTCAAAGATTTTCATATTCTTCATAGAATAGATACCAGTCTCACTCCACATAACAACAAACTTATTCATGCAAAGAAAGACTCCAATGTATTCCTACGTTCAGTTTCCCAACCAATACAGTCTAGTATTACTTTAATAGGTTCCATAAAGGACTTGTTAAATTGTACATCATAATCAACATACTTATTCAGATCCAACTCAGTAGGGAAATCCTGAATAAATGATATAACATTTTCATGCATCCAATTAGGAGTCTTTAAATAACAAAACTTAATCTTCTCTCCACTTTGAATAGCAGGATACTTATTAGTAATCTCTTTCTTTCTTGTCCAGTGATTATATAGGATCGCACCCCTAACGTGAATTGGACAACCCTTATTATACATGTCCGAAGAAGACTTCCACTTATCAATTTGACTAACTGATCTAGGGAAAGCAACCTCCTCTGGTGGTAGAGAAAAGAAATCTTCCCTACACTTCTGAATGTATTCTATAACTTGATCTTCTGTACCTGACATCAATAGTCCAAAGGCATCCTTCAGATACTTACGACATGGTGCAGGAGTTGAAGTCTTGATTGCTTCAATGCCCATGATCTTGAGTTTAGCTTTCTCATAACGGACACCTTCACTATCCCATACGTTTAAAATATATCTTTTCTTGGCAGTCCATATACCTCTATCGGCAATGTTCTCCCTTTTCATTATCATTTTTTGGTCGTAGGCGTTGACGTAGTCGGCCAATTCTTGGTAAGAACCTTCAATATACGGCTCAAGTTCCACTTCACAGACCTTGTTAAGGAACCCAACAACGCCCTCAGTAGTTTTCTCTCTCCCCTTGTATACAGCTTCAACCAAAGGACCCATATGCAAGTAGATACTATCAGTATCAGAAGCAATAACATAATCTTTACCCTCCGTTTTTAAAATACTATTCATCTTCTGATTCATTTTATTCTCTATCCATCGGATAGAAACCTGACCAGAAAGAGTAATAGCTTCAGCATTCGCCAACTTGTAATACCGAAAATACTGATTGCCGATAGCACCATAAGCAGAATTAAGTGCGATCTTCTTAGCCATCTGAACATTATTACATCTAGAAATCTCGTTCTCAAGGTCCTTAGTCTTAGTCTTTTCATACTTTTGTTTCGCTTTAAGCATCCTCTTCTTGAAGATGACCCTCTCATTATACATCTTCTCCATCAACTCTGGCAAGAATCCCTTCTTATCTTTCTTAAACATTGCACCATTGGCACACACAGCATAATCTTTATACTCATCAAAAGAAAGATCCTTATTCAATAATTTCTCTACCGTGGCACTAGGATGTTTCTTATCCAGTAATGTCTCTGGTGAGATATTATACTGCATAATCAAGTGAGGATACAGAGAATTCAAGTCAAAGGATACTACCCAATCATATACACCAGGCTTAGGTTCCTTTACATATGCACCAGCATACTTCTCATCCTTCTTATTACGTTCCTTCTGTGGTACAACAATATGATTCTTCTTTAGATAATTGTATATGATTGCATCCCAACAACGAACTTGGAAAGCAACATCAGTAAAATTAATCTTTGCGTCAAATGCTCTGGTGAAAGTTAGATCAATAAGTTTCAACTTATCCTCAAGTTGATCCACCAATTCTACGTCAACGATGTTGTAATCAACGAACTTCTTCCAGTTACCAGTATAAAACTCTCGGAAAGTATCAAACTCACTGTGGTCCAACTTCTTCTGACCCAGTTCTACCATGGCAATATGATCCAATCGATAACTCTCTTGGTTTGAAGTTGCAGGAGACTTCCTATACAAATCCAGATAATCAATTACAGATACACCTGCAATATCATATGCAATATTATCTCTACCCTGAATGGTTATTTCCTTCTTCCTAATAATATTCCAAGGTGAGAACTTCTTGGCCATCTTCTCACCCATAAGTCTATCAACCCTACCAAGAAGATAAGGGATGTCATACAGTTCGCAGTTCCACCCTGTAATGACCTCAGGCGTGTTGTTTTGCCACCACGTTAGGAATTCATGTATCAACCCTTCCTCATTGTGGCAGTCGATATAACGGTGGTTCTTCTTATTGTTTGTTGTATATGGTCTTGTTCCCCAAGTTATAATCTCCTTACTATTGTAATCCTGAATAGTAATAAGAAGAAGTTCCTCTGCACAATTAAAGACATCAGGGAAACCACCCTCAGCGGCAACCTCAATGTCAATAGTAACTAACTTAATTTTACCAATATCAAACTTAATCTCATCCTCTGGATACTTCTCTGAAATATATTGATGGACATATCTCTCATACCCATGAACATAAAATCCTTGGACAGTTGAATACTTGTCCAAGAATTCTCTACAATCCCTAATTGTTCCAGGCTTAACTGGTTCTACTAGTTGTCCATCAAGAGTCTTCCACTTAGATTTCTTTTTAGTGGGGACGAAAAACGTAGGTCTAAAATCCTCCCTATCACTAAAACTCCTACCATTCTCATAACCCCTTACAAGAATACTATTACCTATCTGATAGACATTAGTGTAGAATCTCATTCCGTACTTGCTCTTTTTAGATACTCATCAACGATGGTCTTATGTGGTTCGACCAATGTTAATATCTTATCACTAGCCATCATGACTTCGGTGTCATCTGTAACTTCACTTAACCAAGGATGTAAATCTCCGTTAAGAGGATTCACTGTATAAGGGGCAATCAATTTACAATTAGGATCACCCATATCCAATGCAGCTACTTCTTCTACCTGAGCAATGATCAAATCATTATTGACCAGTACAAGAATTTTAATTTCGTTTTCCATTTTAGGTGTTTAGTACAATGATTAATCTAATGACCATGAGGATAAAAATAACATAATAAGTCCACATGATCCACATGCCTATCTTATTATGCCTTGACCCTTTTTGATATGGGTGACAACCTGATGGTGTTTGATCCCATCCTGCTTGCATGTACTCATCAGGATGTATCTTTCTATTAGGATCTCTTTTAGGACGATCCCAAGGTCTATCATCTGACAAATTAAGCCACCTCTTCATTTTTCATTCTTTCCAAGTAGGAAGTCTTCACCATCTCAGATGGTTCTGTCACGGCAACGACCCATGTAGGGTCTATAGAAATTCTCTTGTCTGCCGACAACGGCATCCAAGGATAATACTGAACACTATACTCAGTCTGTGGTGTGTCACCTTCAGTGAGCATTTGAGGTGACTCAATTAACTTACAACAATATGCATTGGTAAGTACCATGAATAACACCTTCTGATCCTCATCAACAAGTTCTTGCACATCGGCAATAACTTCTTCATTCGATTTTAAAAGAACTAGTTTGACAGTCATTTTGATGTAATTACTTTTTCGTACAACTGAGCAATGGGACTGTTTTCCCAATAATAATCACCGTTAGGATCAACATAATCATAAAGATCCTCTTGTAATTTTCCATACTCACATAAATCTTTGAGTAGATCAGCAAGTAAAATCCACTCACCACTATCAAGTGAGAGTGTTGAGAAGTTAGAAATCGTCATTTTCGTATTATATAGAAGGATTGATGGGCGAGAGTGGATTTGAACCACTGTAGGCAGAGCCAGAGCGTTTACAGCGCTCCTCCTTTAACCACTCGGACACCCGCCCTATGGGTTGCCTGAGGATCGAACTCAGGACCAGTCGGTTAAAAGCCGAATGCTCTACCTCTGAGCTAGCAACCCTAACGGGATTGACGGGAATCGAACCCGCAACTTCCTCCGTGACAGGGAGGTGCTCTAACCGATTGAACTACAACCCCATAACTGGAATGGCTGGGCTCGAACCAGCGACCAGAGAGTTAACAGCTCCCCGCTCTACCAACTGAGCTACATTCCATTGAATTGGAGCGGATGCTCAGAATCGAACTGAGAACTGGAGGTTGGAAACCTCTGATTTTACCACTAAACTACACCCGCATGGTGTGGGAGGTTGGATTCCTGTATTACCAACAAGAGGAGGGCATTACTACAGTTAGTAAGATCACCTCTGTCTAAGACCCGACTGGTAAGTCGATTCTACCGTTACCGATAGCAGCACCACCTGTGTCTCATCACCTTAACCAGCTATATGCCAGAAAGTTTATTCAGTCACTCCCGTGTCGGGCGATCAACCCAACAAATATATTATGACACATCTTTCACCATTTGACAACCCCTGCATAAGAAATGTTTCCAGCAATCATACACCGTCCAGCAACATCAGAATCAGGAACCTCATGGGACATGTGACCAGGCCATAAAATAAGTCTCCCCTCGGTTACTTGTATCTCCTGTCCTTCTACAATCAAAGGAGAACTACCTTCTGGTGTATCCAAATAATATCCAAAAGTCAAAGCGTATGGCCAATGATTATGAAGTACAGTACCTCCACCCTCATCATACATCATACCCCAGTAGTCTGCTAATTTAAATCTCTTTGATTCTTCTGGACTCTCATTATATGCTGAGTTAGTCCAAGTAGAAAACTCATTAGCTGCCTCTACCATCAATGACTCTATCCAATCAATAAGAATATCATGAGCTTTCAAATCCCTTTCATTACCTGAATAGAACTTTGTCCTACGAGCTCCACCCTCATACTCACCAGTCCTATCCTTCGTTTGGATCCTTGCATTAGTATCGACCCAATTCATAAGTATCTCACCAATCTGTTGATGATAAGGGCAATCATATATTTGTGGGTCAAAGGCTGCACTTAATCCAGGCAACTTTTTATAACTAAGTTGATGATTTCTTATGTCCATCTACATTGCATCCAAGAGTGGGTTCCGTATTCTATTCTTTGTAATGTTATAATATTCTTCCTCATACTCCATACCAATAAATTTCCTCCCTGTATTTACACAGGCAACACCAGTAGATCCTGATCCCATACAATTATCAAGTACAACCTCACCTTCATTAGAATAAGTCTTAACCAACCACTCCATTAAAGGTACAGGTTTCTGTGTGGGATGTACTTGTTGTTGAGCAGAGAAGTCCCTAGAGATATTAAGAATAGATTTTGGATAACGTGTTCCTTTATTCTCAAATTCTTTACGAGGTTTCAACCCATAACCATGATCATTCTTCTTACCAACATAACCTTCAGGATTCTTACTCTTACGTTTGAACGGTTCCCCTTTAGTCATCTGAGGATTGTATGTACCACCTGCGTTCTTATAAAAGATTAAGATATTCTCATGAACTTTCATTGGTCTTTTCTTTGCCAAGCCAGGACTTCCACACTTATTCTTATTCCAGATTAACTCATATCGGAACCATTCTATCTTTGAACATATAAGTTGTGATGAAAAAGGTTGAGAACCAAACAAACACATCACACCTTTAGGTTTAATGATACGACCATACTGTTCCCACATCTTATTGAAGTCTAGAACTGAGTCCCATTTGAT